TTAATCCTGCTTTATTTTTTTTATAATTATAATTTCTTTCTCATCATCAAATGATACCTCAGCTTCTCTATCATCAACAGAAAAGCCTAATTTATCTAGCCAAGACTTTGGAATAGACAATCTAGTTGTTAAATTCCCATGACCATCTTTTGCATATAGAATTCGTAATTTTCTGATTTCTTTTCCCATCCTTCCACCTCTCTTTTACAAGAGGTTATCAAATTTTTTCAAGTAAGTCAACGATTATTTTTTCATCTTCACTGACAAGATGAGTATATGTTTTAATTGTTGTTGTTGGATCAGCATGCCCCATCCTTTTTTGTACAAGCTGAACTGGAACTAGGTTCCTTATCAGCATAGTTGCATGACTATGCCTTAATCCATGTGCTGATATTTTTACTCCCAAAAGATTTGCACTTTTCTTCAGTAAATCTTTAGCAAAAACAGTTGTTCTTGGACTTCCATCTACATAAGCAAATAAAAAATCATCTCTATTTTTACTTTTTAGTTCAATAAAATCTTTTAACTTTTGTGCTAAGTTCTTATCAATTTTTATAATTCTATTAGAGCAGGGAGTTTTGGTTGGTGCTAACTCCCATTTCCCTTTTACATCGCTGTATAAAGAATTATTAACTCTAATTTCATTATTATCAAAATTTATTTTGTAAATTTGCAGAGCCTTTGCTTCTGAATGTCTTAGCCCTGTTTTAAATAAAAGTTCTAAAAATAATATTTTCTCATCTAAGTCTTTATGTCTAGTTTGAGTTTTTGCTATTGTTAGTAGCATCTTAAACTGATTTTCTGTAATAACATTAATAGAATATGTTTGTTTAACTTTTATATGGATTATATTTTTGTAAAAATCTGAATCTATATAATTATTTTTAAAAGCATATTCTAAAATATTCTTACATTTAGCATTCCAATGTGCAGCTGTGCTCTGTGAAAGTCTAGATAGCATTTTAGCTAAATGGTTTTCTATAATTTCTTTATTAATCTCTTTTATATCTAAATCTAATAGCTCTTCACTTTGATATAAAAAAGATTTTTTATGAGCTTGTTTTGTCCTTTTTCTTACAGATAATCCCCAACTCTTGAAATATTCCACAGATATTTCTTTGAAAGTCATCTTAACCACGACCTAATTTTTTAAGAATTTCTTTTTTATAATTTTCAAGTTTTTTTATCTCTTCTTCTATTTTTGATAATTCTGCTTCTAAATCTCTATCCAAGTCAACTTGAATTAATTTTACTCCTTGTGCATTTTCTATTTTTTTATAAAGAATTTCTGGAACATCAACTCTTAAGACAGTATTTTCACAAGCATTTAGTCTTGGAGTTTTTGTTGAGCCCCCAGAACTTGGAAAACCTCCTGAAATTATTATTGCTCCTTCTTTCACAGTAACATCTCTATCTCTATATCTTCTTATTGCTATAACTAAGTCTCCTATTTTTACCCCTTGACTATCGCTATATTCAAATTTATCAAGATTTAATTCTACAGTAACATTTTTAGAATAAGTTTCTCCATCAGTCCCATATATATCTTTTAAAACTTCTTTTACTAAATTTTCAACCTTTTCATCAAACACCCAACAATCACCATTCCATTTACCTTTAAGATTTTTAGCTTTTGTCACAAAAGTGCTATTATAAGATGTTGTTACATAAATTTTTCCTTCTTTTTTTTCTAATTTTACCATTATTAATCACTCCTTGTATTTTTTTATTAGAAGTGATATAATTATCTTGCTGAAGGAGTAACTATATCACTTCTTGAATTGGATTTACTATTTATTTAGTAGATCCTTTTTTAATTATTTCTTTCACATGTTTCTATAAAACTTTCTGCTTCTTTTAAAGTATTAAATCTTTTAGCAACACCATTATTTTGAGGATACATTAATTTGTATTTATCCTTGTCTCCTGCATAAAGTGCATAATTGATTAATACATATCCTTTTTTACTTGCTTTTTCTTGTACATTTAGAAATCTTTTCATTTTTAAACCTCCTGAATTTTATTTACCGTGTCGGTATTTCTATAATGCTATTATAATACATTACCGTGTCGGTGTCAACTATTTTTTTATTTTTTTTTAAAATTTTTTTATACATCTAAACATTTCATAAAATCATAAGTTTAACAAATAAAAAAAGAAGGGCAGGATAAAATCCTACCCTAAATTTTATTTAATCTCTTTATCTAAATCTTCATCTTTTAATTTCTCTGGCTTTATATTCTTATCATCAGCACACTTAGAATTACACTTATCACCTTTGCATTGTTCCAAAGCTATTTTTAATTTTTCTGGAATAGGTAATCCTAGCTTACTTGCATTTTCTATTACAGATAAAAACTCTGTGGCTACATAGAATATAATAACCAAATTTCTTATCCCAACATTAGGTACAAGTTGCTCTATAACAGTTGAGCAAGAAACTATAATTAATATAAAGACCTTCTTGCTTATTCCCTTATATGCCCTAGCACTATTAACTGTTTTAGTAATATATCCAACCCAAACTCCAGTAGCATAGTCTATTAGCATAAGAAATACTAAGACTTTTACAGATAAGTCAAATCCACCTAATGCCCATACTAGAATAGATATCCACCCAGTCCAAACCATTGCTATACCATTTTTAGCACTTATGAAAAAATCTTCCATTTACTCCCCCTTTCTGAAATGGCTAGCCCCAAATATTCTAACCATTCTGTACATAAAATTTCTTTTAATTACTCCTACTCCACATTCTTTCATAATTTCTAAGAATACTTTATCAGCTTCTTCCCTTGTAACATCAATTTTACATTGATTTGAATATAACCAGTCATGGACAACTGCGGCTCTTCCATGTTTTCCATAAGTGTTTATAATATTTCTAAAAATCTTAGGCACTGATGCATAATCTGTTCTAAAACCTTTTGGAACAACTACAAGTCCTTTTGATGTTTCATAAGTATAGTCTTCTAAAACTTCCCAATATTTGTCATCTATTGGAGTTGTATTTAGTTTAGTTAATTCCATAATTAAACCTCCTTTTTTTATAATAACTGTCTGGCCAGACTGATTATTATTTAAAAGCTACCTTATCTGCTCCTTTTATTTGCCAATGTGGAGCATCCTTAAAGGATTTCCAACAATTTCCACCCCATTCAATTCCATATTTTTCTAAAAGTCCTTTCTCTTTTGCAACATTATAAATATCTTGATAGTAGTGAAAATCTTTCCAACTTCCTTTGTAAACTATTTTTTCAACTTCTTTTTCTATTTCTTTTCCATTTTCCTTAACTTTTACCTTAACTTTTTCTTTTATAAGAACTCCAATATCTACAGCATATCCAAAACCATCAAATTTGATCTGATGATTAGATTTTTGTTTATAGCCATCTACTTTTGTTACTTTTATTCCAGATAATGTTCTACCTTTTTGATATTCTAAATTTTGCTCTGCTGCAGTTCTGACTCCTGCTGTAATCTTAAAGTCCCAAGGGCTTATTAAGATTAATTCTTTAAAAAAATTAACCAGGTTTATGTGGACACCATTTAATTTATCCAAGCTGGTTTGTGATAAAGTGTGCATACTTATCATCTCCTTTATAAAAATTATTAAACTGACCTTGTAATTTGCCATTTAAAGCTATTAAAAAAAGGTAGCTATATAAAACTACCTTTAATTCTTAATCCCATTTAATTGCTTCCAATTCATTAACTGTTTTAACTCCCATTATTTTCTTAGTTATAGCTGTATATTTGTTTTGGGCTACAATAACTCTAAGTATCCAAGAGAAATAAATTTGGTTTAATTCCCCAAGTGAAATAGATGTGATAGAATTATCTTTTAATCTCCATTGTGTCGTTAGAGATTTTAAAAGTTGCTTTAATTTTCCATCTTTCATTGCTCCTTTTATTTTTGTTTCAAGTTCTTCATTTACTGAAATACCTAAATCATCTATGGCTTGTTTAATTTCATCATAGTCTTCTATTTCTCCAGCTATATCTAATGCCATCTTAACTCTCATAAAGTTAAGTTCATCATATTCTTTCATTTGGAACAGTTTTCCATTATGCTCATAACTTCCAAACATCTTATCTAGCAGAATTTCTCTAAACTTGTTTCTAAAAGTTCTTTTAATATCTTCCATGTCTATATCCCAAGTATGAGTTACTGTATTCCAAGTATGATAAGAGCTTGGTTGTGGAATACTCTTTAATTTCTTATCTTCTACATACTCTCCTGGACCAAGTTGAACCTCAATGTCTTCTTCAATAAGCTCATCTCTAGTCATTTCTCTTATAGAGTTTTCTGATACATTATAAGTTGGATATTTAAATGGTTCAGTTCTTTCTATGGCTATATAATTAGAAGGATTTAATCCTGGATAATCCAAAAATAAATTATCTCCCATAAAATTTTTAACTTCTTCAGCTGTTAAATTAACAGTGAATGCAAGTTTTGATTTTTTTTCTTTTGAATAAATATAAAACATAATTTGTTCTCCTTTCAAAAATTTTAATATTTTTAGGTTATCTGTTCCATCACAGATGGATTTTAAAAATGTGTGTAGATTGGAAAATCTAATCAAAACAGATTCTTTTCTAGCTCACAATGAGGGTTGGTTTGAGCTATTTGGAAGAGTCATTTACTATGGAACTGTACAATATAATGGTTCTTCAAGTTATACACAAGATTTTACATTAAAATCAGAAATTCCAAACTGGCAATATGCTAATGTAATATGCTGTCTAAGAGAAACTAATCAAAAATTTATAGATAAAACTTTTTCTGCAAAATTGAGCAATTCCAATAAATTATCTGTAAGAGCTAATTTATCTAATGCAGAATTAGCAACTGTATCTTATTTAATAATAGCTAGAGTTTAAGTTAAATTAATTTTTCTCCAAGGGCTAAAATTATTTCCAAAGTTTGTTATTGCTCTATAGAAAATTAAACCTTTGAAACTATAAAGAAATTGTTGGCAGTAAGCACCACCACCTAGAGCATATACAGTTAAGTAAAAAGCTTTACTTTCAGCTTTGTTAATCTCAGATGGTAAGTTAGTTATATTATTATTCCAACCATCTGAAACATAGAAGCCTGGTTCTATAATACTATCTAAATTCACATTGTTGATTGGACTTAAAGTAAACTTAGTTCTTTCTTCTTTAATTGTGTTTAGATTTTCCAATCTCTTACGATTTCCCCATATAGACAACTCTTCAAAATTGCCGTCTGGAACACTCACTCTTCTGTTTTGCGCTTCTGTACAAATATAGAATTTTTTGTTACCAGGAAAATA